GATTCCGCTGGGAATCTCCGTGCTATGTCCCACAAAAAGAACGTGGGTAAAGAAAACAAACGGCGTGCAGGAAAGAGAGATAAATAATGGAACTACTTGTAATCCTAGGAGTATTGGCTGCTGTAATAGCTACATACGCAGTAGTTGAAGATAACAAGCGTCAAAAAAGAGAATTTGAAGAGTTTTTCCTATTAGACCTTCCAGTGCTTGAGCCAGTTAAGAAGAAGGCCCCTGCTAAGAAGGCTGCTAAGAAAGCTGCTAAGAAGCCGGTTAAGAAAGCGACTAAGAAGGCCGCTAAGAAACCGGTAAAGAAAGCAGCTAAAAAGGCCAAGAAGAAGCCTCAGCCTAAGAAGAAAAAGAGAGCGTCGGTTATTAAGTAATGGCTAAGACACCTGCGTGGCAACGCAAAGAAGGACAAAATCCAGAGGGCGGATTAAATGCAAAAGGACGAGCCTCAGCTAAACGCGAAGGCTCAAACCTAAAACCTCCTGTAAAAAAGGAGCAAGCTAAGAAATCAAAGACGGCCGCCGCTCGTCGAAAGTCCTACTGTGCTCGCTCAGCAGGGCAGATGAAGATGTGGCCAAAGGCAGCCAAGGATCCAAATAGTCGTTTGCGTAAAGCAAGACGAGCCTGGGACTGCTGAGAGATACTTATTCCGCACCCCGATCAGGTGCTTCAGAACTCTATAGAGAATAGGAACTTTAATGGCACGAGACAGCGGTTATCCAAATAACACCGCAGGAAACATTGCCGTAGACTTCGTATGGGGCAATGTCCCTATGCAACCAGACGATGATCGTTCTGGTAACGGCAGCGCTACTGTTGTTGTAGCTGCAGATGCAGCACAGAACGTAGACTGGAGCGGATACTCTGTAGTACAGAGCCCAGCTCTAACAAAAACAGATATCACTGTAACACTTAGCCCAGGCCTTTCTTCAGTCGTAGGAAACAACCATAGCGTTGCTCTTAACAACTGGAACGGATTCCCTGACTACACACCAGTAGCTCCATACTTGGATACTACTGATCAAGCAGCTGTACCTAACGTAGTTGGTCTAAATGAGACTGCTGCAGGCGCTGCACTTGTTGCTGCAGGCTTTGTAAAGGGCGCTGTAACTACAACTGCAGACGGAGCAACAGCAGAGAACGATGGTCTTGTAAAGACACAAGGAATTGCTGCAACTACAGTTACAAACCTTGGTACATCAGTAACCTTGGTAAAGTACGCTTACGTAGCACCGTAATACAACTGAATAGCGAAATGGCTGGCCGTAAGGCCAGCCATTTGCATTTTAATATGGTAATTTAACTATTACCAATGAGAAAACTGCGAATATACGCAGCACTATCCGTCGCAACAGCCGCGGCCTTCTGGCCATTACTAATTCCACAACCTGCATTTGCTGCCGTTGCCAGCAATGTTCAAGTAATTTGTGCTACTCCTGCGGGGGCTCAGCAAACATTTAATATTAGCTGGGATAACAGCAATCAATTTTTTCAAAACAAAGGGAACATTCCACAATTATTTTGTGAGGGTGGGTACGCAGGTGCTTACACAGTTTATGTAAGCGATAATCTTACTGACGAATCTCTTCGTTATTACAACGGCATTGCTCCCGAACCCGAACCTTCTCCCAGTCCAACACCAACTCCAGAGCCAGAACCCTCTCCTTCACCGAGCGAAGCATCACCTTCACCAGAACCCAGTCCAGAAGTAAGCCCAAGCCCAAGCCCGTCAGAAACCACAGCACCTGCTCCATCACCTACTCCTTCCACAGAGTCTTCGAACGAAGCGACTCCAACTCCGACTCCAACTCCAGAATCTTCTTCTGAGCCTTCTCCGTCTCCATCTTCCAATACGTCCCCCGATGCTGCGGCAAGTCCATCCCCCCAACCATCAACTTCTGATTCATCCGATCCAAGTCCGACTCCTGCGCCTGAACCTTCGCCTTCGACCAGCGCAACTCCTTCTCCAACACCAGAATCCTCTCCATCTTCTGAACCGAGTCCGACGATAGAACCGACTCCAAGCCCTTCACCTTCTGCTTCAACGGCTCCGTCCCCTGAATCCAGCCAACAACCCAACCCATCAGAAACGGGAGCACCCACAACAGATACTGGTACTGTGACATCACCTACTCCTTCTCCAAGTCCTGAAACAAATCCGACTCCATCTCCAGAGCCTTCCCCAACTCCCGCACCAACACCAGAGCCAGAGCCATCAACAGAGCCAGAGCCGCAACCGCAGCCAACACCTTCGCCTTCACCTGAACCTACTCCTAATCCCGAGCCTACTCCGCCTACAGGTCCGTCAATCGACCCTGCGCCATCCAATCCAGATCCTGAGCCTGTCCCGGCTCCAGAACCTCAACCTTCTCCTCAGCCTGAACCAACGCCGACACCTGAGCCTCAACCTGAGCCGACTCCAGTCCCAACACCCACGCCCAACCCCGAGCCGCAACCCGAGCCTTCCACTCCGCAGCCTCAGCCTGAGCCACAACCTCAGCCTGAGCCAATTCCTGAGCCTCAGCCTGAGCCAGTCGTTCCATCAGAACCTGCCCCTGTGGATCCGACACCAACTCCTGAAGAGCCTGCCGAATCTGAGGACGAACCTGCTGTAGATGATGAATCTCCAGAAGAGAATCCTGAAGAACCTTCTGAAGAGGAAACACAAAGTCCGGAAGAGGAAGAGACGGATACTCCTGAAGATGACACTCCTTCAGACACTGAAGGCGATTCAGAGAATCCTCAAGATCCTGATGAATCTTCCACAGATCAACCGACAGACTCATCTGAACCTACAGACTCAGAGCAAGAACCGACCCCGACAGAGCCAGAGCCAGAACCCACAACGCCTGAAGAAAACGACGGAACTGACGAGTCTTCGGGCGAACCCCAACCTGAAGAATCAACAACGCCAGAAACAGACAACCAAGAGCAAGATAATCAGTCACAAGAAACATCCTCTGATAATACACCACAAGAAGTCATTACAGATGCCCTCTCTGATGGAAAATTAACTGCGGAAGAAAGAGCCGCTGTAGTTGATGCTCTCGTATCTGACCTAGCTCCAGGAGAAGCGTTATCTGCTGAAGCCATTGCTGAGGCTGGAGTTACCTTTGAAGATCTACCTCCAGAGACTCCTGTTGAACTTAGAACAGATGAGGAAGGCAATGCTGTTATTATTACTGCAGAGGTTGCCGCAGCACTAGTGTTGTTGGAAAACCCAGCTGAACTACTCGGAGAACTTTTCTCAGATCCTGGCCAAGTGTTGCTGGCTCTGGGAAGCATCGGCGCTGATATGAGCCCACAAGAGCGCGAAGAATCACAAAAAACGATTGTAGCAGCGGTTATTGTAGGTCAAATAGCTACTGTAGCAGCCGTAGGGGCAGCCACATCGGCCGCTTCTCAAACGAGTAGGAGACCCTAAGTGAAGATATTAAAAGACATGATTGACCAACTATGGACACTTCTAGGCATGTTCATTGCCTGGGTAGTTCTAGATGGATCTGCAAAGACTGTTGTTGGATATGCAATAGTAGGCACCTTTGTTGCCTGGGCTGTTACATACCCATTGAGGAACCCTAAGGAAGAGTAATGCGTAAATTTCTACTAGCCGGCATACTAGCCCTATCTTTAACTGGCTGTGGATATAACGGACACTTCCGTTATCCTTGCCAAGATCCAGCTAATTGGGAAGCCGCTGAATGTAAGCCACCAGTTTGTACAGTTAATGGCGCATGTCCAGAGGATTTAGTTGGTAACATTACCAATGATGAAGAAGTAGCCACAACAGATGGAGAATAACATGGCTAAGCAGCGATACACGTCCGCAGATCTTGACGCAAGACTTAAGTTTATCCTGGGGCTAATCCTAGGACTTATTCTGCTATTTACCGCGGTAGGGATTCTTTATGCCCTCATATTTGTAACTCAACCTGTCAATGCTCAGTCTGAGAATGACAAAATGTTTTTTAACGTGTTGGGATCTATAGCAACTTTTATTACAGGAACTCTTGCTGGAATTCTGATTGGTAGCAAGGGTGGAAATGAGACTGTAACAGCCCCAATAGATTTTGAATCTACTGAGGCCCCAACACAAACAGAAGCTGCACCTGCAGAAGAAGCTCCTGCTGGCAAGCCTGAAGGCCAAATGCCAGAAGAACAAGACATTGACGAAGAATGGGATAAAGACTAATGGCAGAAATGGGAACAGCAGCTAAGCTAATTGAAGTTGCTAAAGAAGAAATTGGAACCATCGAGGGTCCAAAAGATAACGAGACTAAGTACGGAGCTTTTACCAAAGCTAACTTTCAGCCTTGGTGCGGAAGCTTCGTAATGTGGTGCGCTGATCAGGCTGGAGTAAAGGTACCTAATACCGTTTACACACCTGGCGGTGCAGCAGCTTTTAAGAAATCTGGTCGTTGGTATGACGCACAAGTGTGTGATCCAGAACCAGGCGACATTGCGTACTTTGATTTCCCCGCAGATGGGGTAGATCGAATTTCTCACGTTGGAATTGTCATCAAAGACAATGAAGACGGCACCGTATGGTGCATTGAGGGAAATACCTCTGGAGATGCCAAAGGTAGTCAACGTAACGGAGGAGAGGTCTGCAAAAAACTACGTGCTTATAAAAAGAACAAGAAAAATGTGCAAGTCTCTATCGTTGGATTTGGTCGCCCTAAGTTTAAGGGGGCAGCTAAGTCACCAGAAGTTTCTTCAGCCCCGGCTGTTGAAACATGCCCTTGTTGTGGAAAACCTAAAAATTAAAAGGACGTGATCCTTATCTAGAGATAAGGGGCCGGATTTCTCCGGCCCCTTTCTTTATTTCCCTGGAAATTTGCTAAACCAGATTTCTATACCTGGTTCGCTAGGATCTCCGTCGTAGGCTTCAGGGCCGTAGCCCCAAGACCCCCAGTTAGTACCCTTAGCAGTCATGTAATAGGCTGCTTGAGCATTTACTACAGGATCAAAAAGTTCGGAGTTTTTCTTCAATCCAAACTTCTCTTTTCTAACCTCTTCCAAAGACCCGTACATATTGATTTGGAATAGTCCGTATGAATTATCCAAAGTAGCGGGAGTATTGTTTCTAGAGGTGGGATGGCCTCTTGACTCTTTCATTACTACAGCCCAAGCTGTTCGCAATGCCTTTCCTTCAAACCCCACTAGGGATAAAAGGTCAACGAGTTCTTGGTCAGAGAGCTCTGTGGCTCCCCGGTATTTGTCCAATGGGTCGGTTTTTTCAACAGCAACTGTTACTGTGGCGCCGTCTGTTTGATTTGCCAAGGCAGCCGGTACTCCGGCCAGCAATAGTGCTGCTATCCATGTTGCTATATAGCGTTGTTTTTCATTCTTTCGCACTTTCTCTCCTAGGCTAGAGGGCCAGTCCTAACCTTATATGCCTGTCACCCATATAAAGCAACCCGGCCTCTTTCTGCCGAATTCGGTCTGCAACCCTTTTGTTACGGAGGTGCTAATGGCCGGATCTCTCCGGCCATAGGGTTTACCGTACCAGTAAATACAGTACTGATGCAACCAGTAACGTAAATCGGACAAAATAGGACAAAATGTACTGTAGACTTATGGCTTTGAAAGGAATGATATGGATAAAGTACAGAAGTCTATACTAAACGCTAACTTTGCCGTTGAAGAGGCCCCAGCTGAACCAGTAGTAGAAATTCCTGCTCCTGTTGCAGAGGATCTTCCCGTTGAAGAACCAGTAAAGAAATCTTCTAAAAAGAAGACTGAAGAGGTTACAGAAACGGTAGAAGATGAAAATAGAGAAGATAATAACTAAGCAGGGACACCCAGTACCTTCAACAGTTACTCGTCCTAGGGGACCCTTCCCACCCGAACTTCTTGCCGAACCTAAAATCATTTATGATTATGATCGACAAGCTGACAGCGGTGGGGAAGAACTTCCTGTAGAGGGCACAGCTCAAAATGATTACAAAGAAACCAGATGGTTTAGATGTAATCTATGTGAGATCTTAGTTTCTGAAAATCAATTAGAGACCCACATATGTGAGGCATAATGCCGCCAAAGAAAAGAAAACCCTCTCCATCTATGAATGCTGGCAGAAATGCTAAGCGTTATCTTCGTGGTGGTCGTTTAACAGATCAACAACAGGCAGAAAGCCTGTTGCCTAATGAGCTGCGTTGGGCGTTTCAAAAGCAAAGAAAAGACATTGTTGAGCCTCTTGATACTTTTGATGAAAAGTTCATAGAGGCTAATATCGATCCTAGAGGGTCTAGGGCAAACATCAACACGCAGGACCCTGCATACGCAATCTCTCCAGAAGATGATCCAGCATACCTACCAGCTGGCTTTGGGGGAGATCCTGGACTTTATGAAGCCCCAACTAAGACTAGCAATCCTGATAGACCTAGAACTGTAGCGGCGTCCTATGACCCAAAGAGGGCTGTTCTAACAGTTATGTTTAGAGACTCAACTTTGTATAACTACTACGATGTAGATTTAGAAGAGTGGTTAACTTTCAGAGATCTAGATAGCAAATGGAGATACATTAGGGATAATCTAGATAATAAACCCAGAGGACCTGCATCTATAAGTGACCTTCCTGCCGATATGCGTGCAGAGGCGTATACTTTGGCTAGAGCAGCGCAAATATCCAAATCTACAAGACCTAGGTAGAATGCAA